GATTACCATATAAAACAGGAACTTTAACTTTTTCACGGAATGCTTCAACAGATGGTACGACCGTGTCTATCATGTGTTCGGCTATTGCCAAATCTACATCATAAAGACGAACTCCTTTTCCAAGTTCGTTTCCTTCTCGTTTTAACTGAGTTCCTCTATTTAAAGGAACATTTTTTAAAGGGTCTACTGCCATTATATTGTTCTTTCATCTATTTGGATTTGGGATTTACGTGCCATAAATCCAACAACAATCAATTGATTGCTTGTACTTTCAAACGTATTTGCTTCTTTATTATAAACTTCAGGTGAACCACCAATCCATTGTGGTTCTTTTACATTATCTATTTCATAGTAAATTCCATCAAATAACATAACATCGCCAATTTCAGGATATCCCGCCGTTAAGTTTTGTATAGCTTCTGTTGGTACAAGTGTTCCGTTTACATTTCTAACCTTTGGTACTGCATATGAAGTTTCTCTTAATCTCTCTCTATTAAATCTAAATTCAACTGCTCCTTGTCTATCAGCACCAAATCCTTCATAAACTATATTCATTGGTTCTCTATCAACAATAGCCATCATTGTGGAGGGTGCTCTCCAAACTTTTCCTAAAGATTCACCATATAAATTGGTTGTTGTTTCACCAACAGATATCTTAAATAAAGTTACTGCCTGTTCTACTACATAATCAACTACTTCTTCTGAAATTGTTTTTATGAAATCTATATCTTTTGCATTGAAAAACTTTGGCATAACTTTATCCTATAAAAATTGCTAATGGAACTTTATTCATAACAGTTTGTTGTTGATCAACCATTGCTGCTTCATTTTCCATTCGTTGTTTCTTACTTACTGCATCTAAGTTCTCTCTTAGTTGTTCTACTAAGTTATCCTTTTCTGTTTGTGCTTCTGACCTTAACTGTGCACCATCTAATGATACTTCTGAACCAGGAATTGGAACTGATGAATATTTTTCTCTAACTGCTCCCAACATTTCTTTTGCTAGTGCAAGTGTATATTTTCTAATCCATTGTTTACCAACATCGTTGATGTTTAGGTATTCTGCAAAATTATATCCTACATTTGAGTAATCAGATACTACGTTAGGATTTATTATTGCTGCTTTTGTTTTAACCTCATCTACTACTTGATATTCAAAGTGATATGTGTAGTTTTTTTCTGGTATTGGAAATATTTGTAATTTATTATTTACTATATTAAAAGTATGTGCAGATTTTCTAATCTGGTCACTCATTTCTATTTGTTGTATTCTTAATAAATCCTCATAAAGTGGCATCATAATAAATTGTGCTGCTGGTGAGAAAGAACCAAATCCAAATTCATCAATTAAGTTAAGAGTTCCTTGTCCACTTACCGAGTAAGGGTCAAAGAATCTTTGTATTGCTGGTGAAGCTTCGTGAAATACTTTAGTTACATCAATTCGCTTTCCACTTTCAGATACATCACCCCAAAGTGATTGTAAATCATAATCTTGTACTCCATGTATTGCATCAATGGAACCTGTTTTAATATCAGCCCTACCACCTACATTTGCTTGGTTACCATATGCTTCTGATATAGCAACTACATTCATTAATTCAGAACCCTGGACTGATTGGTTGGTGAAATTAGTACTCGTAGATTGTCCTTCGAGTGCACCTAGATTATTTCTTATATTAAATTGATTTACCTGTGCTGAGTACTCCGATACCGATTCTTCGAATACTGCAAAGAAGTTATCTCCTTCTAATTCAACATCGATAATTGGATATCCTAATCGTTTAGCACACCAAGATGCCACCTTCGGAGCATCACCTTGAAATTGTACATCAGAATCAAATGTTCCAAATGGTGTTGATGATCCTGAAGTAAATGTTGTTGAACCGGTCCAAATTCTTGCTTGAGACATATTATTGTTTTTCCTTATTATTCAGTTATACTACTATAAATATTGGAAATTAAAATTAAAGGTGTTTAGACAAAAAAAGAGAGAAACCTTTCGGATTCTCTCTAATTTGTAAATACCTAAGTATTCTACTTCAAGTAAGTTTAAAACTTAATTAACCAATTATAGGTTAGCTAAATCTTTAACGTATACTTTTCCGTAAAATTCTGGTCTAACCATCTTCTTAGCATATCTCGTCATAACGCCACGTCTTGGTGTGAAGTTAGTTGGGTCATATACTAAAGGAGTCATGATTAACGGTACATATGGTGCATAAACAGCTCCAGTTTCAAGGAAATTACTTCCTTTAAATCCTAACAAGATTTCGTTTGAAGTCATGTAAGGGTTTTTGTAAACTGTATATCTGTTTGCAATAGAACCAACAGTAGTTACACCAGCAGCGAAAGATGTAGCATCTTTATCAGCTGAAACTGTAAATCCTGGGATTGATTCTAAAATTGTACATACATCTGGAGAAGCAACAACGAAGTTAGCTCCACCTCTAAGTGTCAATTGGTGAATCTTGTTTGAAACTTTGTTAAGTTTCGCACCAAGAGTCTGGAACCAAGAGTTCTTAGTATAAGCGGCAGAGTTTCCACCTGCTATCCATGCAGTATTAGCTGAATCATATTCTTCACCTAAAGTTACAGACCAGTATTCAGTTGTTAACGCGTTAGCTTTTAACATATCAAGGATTTCAAGGTCAATCTCTAATGAGATGTACTCTGATAACATTGAAGTTAATTCAGCTTCTGCATCAATACTGTGGTATGCATTTAAATCTTGAGCTAACTCAGGAGTCCATACAGCTTTTAGTTTTCTAGTCTTAGCAACAATTGCTTCAGACTTTAATTCTAAATCTACTTCTGGAATTCCGATATCTGCAGGCGAACCTGGAGTGTTATCTTCAAAATCACCTCTGTTAGCTTCTACTGGAGCTTCTGAGAATTTTACTGTCATATCATCTGCGAATAATTCGCCATCAGTTTTACAAAAAACTACGAAATTAGTTCCTGAAACTTTAGAATGTGCTGGGAAGAATGCATCTGCCGTAGCGAAATCTGAAGCTGAGATGTGGTACGAACGTACAGCATCTAAATCAGGTCTGTCTAATCTAGTTTTTAGAAAAGATACTTTTGCAAGTGTACCATCTGCTACTGAAGCTGATAATGAACTATCAAAGTTCACATCTGCCCATGATGCTGATGCTATTGTTAAATTAGCATTTGCAACTGCAGTTGATGTTTGATTTGAAGTATATCCAAATCTACCTTCACCGTATAAACCATTTACAGCTGAATCAGTTGAACCTAAGTCCGCACCAGTTCCACCGAAAAGTGATTTTCCGTTGAATCCACCTTTAACGTCTTGAGCCGTACCATATTTAAAATCTAGATAAAAGATTAGTCCAGATGGTAAGTTCATTGGTTGTACACTAACGAATTCTTTCGAAGCTATTTCTCCGAAGATACGTCTTACTAGTGGAAGGGCTACGCCACTCCACTCTTCATTACCAGCTGAAGTTCCTGTTGCAGTTGCTTCGTCTAGTAATTGTTTTGCTTGGTTCTCTAAAAGAACCGAAATTTGAGATTGCTCTCTGTCTTTTAAACCTTCAAGAAGTCCAGTTTGTTCCCATTTTCCTTTAAGTTCTCTAGTCTCTGCTAGCATAACTTGCTGTGGGTTCTTTCCTTCCATTAGTTTAGATAAATCAAAATTTGCCATTTTTATTTTCCTTTTTTTGGGTTAAAATTATTTAATATTTGCTAATTGTTTGAATCTATCAGCCATCGTATTAGTTGATTCAGTAATTACTTCTTTAGAAGGAGCAGTACTTGCAACAGCTTTTGATGCGAATGATTCAGTTAATTTCGCGGTTTGTTTTGTTTTTCTTGATGTACCACCTATTTTAAGTGATTCCGCAAGTGTACTAAATACTAGTTTTACTTCTCTAACATTCTTAGTTCTATCTAATGTTTCAACAACTTTCATTTTCTGATCGTTATTTAAGTCATAAGATCTAAATAGTTTGTTAGTGTAAAGTAATTTAGCGTTTAATAAATTTACTTCGTTGATAGTTGATTTCAATTCTTTGATTGTTGACATTGCTTCATCTAGTTCCGCTTTTGCCTCTTCCAATTCCTTATCGTCTTCTTCAACTTCTTCAGAAACTTCTTCTTCTGATTCATCATCTTCTCCGTATCCCATTTCTTTTAGGATTTCGTCTAAGTTGATTTCTTCATCCAATTCTTCTTCAAAGTCTTCACCTTCAGCTTCTTCATCATGAGCTTCTTCCATTTCTTCTGCAGGAACTTCTTCCTCTTCTGAAACTTCTTCTTCGTGATGTTCTTCTTCGTGTGATTCAATTTCGTCTGATGCGATATCAGATACTTCTTCAGATTCTTCATCATCAAGTTCTTCTTCAAGTTCTCTAATGATTGATTCTAAATCAAGTTCGTCTTCATCTTCTTCAGATTCAACTTCTTCTTCAGAAACTTCTTCAGCTTCTTCTGATTCTACTTCTTCTTCTTCTGATACTTCTTCTTCAGCTTCATGTTCTCCAGCGATTTCTTCTACTTCTTCAGCAGATTCTTCGTCAGCAACTTCTTCTTCAGCTTCCATATCTTCAGATACTTCTTCACCTTCTTCAGCTTCTTCTTCTTCAGTTACAGTTTCTTCAACTGCTTCTTCTTCTTCCGTTACCGTTTCGGTTGCTTCAACTACTTCGTTTTCTTCAACTTCTTCTTTATCTTCATCAGCTTCTTCAATTTCTTGAGTTAACTTCTGAGATAGAATAGATTGTAAACGAGGTGTGAACGCTTCTTCCAAAGCGATTTTAGCGTTTGCGATTGCAGTAGCTCTAACAGCTTTTGCATCAGCGATAGCTTCTTTTAACAAATTTGAGTTTGCCATAATTTACCTTTCGATTTATTTGTGTTTGTGAAAATATTTGGGATTTCCAATAGAAATTAAAAAAATCGGTTTGTTTGGGTTACCCTACATAAGATGTTCGTGGGTATTCATAAACCAATATAGTAAATCCACATTAATGGTGGATTATTAGTAATAAGTATATAAAAATAGATTATAACGTAATATATTAATCTCTTTTATCGTTTCTTTTATCCTTTTTATCTAAATTCCTTTGCTTCTTAGGTTTTTTAGTATAAAGTTTTGCTTTAGTATCACCATTACCCTGCTTATCAAGTATGGTTAGTTTTTGTTGTTCTCTAACGGCTAATTGCTTTTCTCTTCTGCGAATAGTTGTAGGTTTTTTGTAGTATCTTCGTTCTCTTAGTTCCATTAGATGACCAGAGTCCATACTTCTTCTTTTGAATATCTTAAGTGCTCTGTTTATATCTCCCTTTCTTACTTGAACGGAAACAACTGGTAACTTCTTACTCATTCTCCTTTTTTAAATGTGTGATTATTTTTTTCCTAATTGGAATAATTTTTCTTCAGCTGCTCCATTAGTTCGGTAATCGTAGTGTTTTGAATTTACTCCAAAATCTTTTAGAGATTTTTCTAACCAAGTTCTGTATTTGCTTTTACCATACTTTTTTTCCATGGCAGAAAGTACATCATAAAACTTGGTTTCTTTATTACCTACTTTTTTTAGTAATCCTTTTATTTCGGATTTATCTTCTACCATTGGATTATATCCTTGTGGTACTCCATCTTCTGTTGAGTTTTCATTACGTCTAACTATCATTCCTTTACCACCATCCTTCTTAACGGATTTTAAAAACTTCTTTGCATCTGATTCAGATTTATAAGAAGCAGTTGCTGGTTTTATACTACGGTTTGATATATCTTTTTTAACTTTAAATAATACATGGAATGGAGTTGCTTCATTAACTACCGATTCACCGATACCTTCAGCGAATTTCATTAATCCTCTTACTCTTTTTACCAATGTACCTGCTGGGATACCATATGTATCACTCATTACATCTTGAGTAAACTTATTTGATAAGAAGTTAGATAATTCTTTTTTAGTTGCGATACCACTCTTAAAATCATCTCTTGCAATCTTATCTAATTCTTTAGCATCTATCTTACCTTTAAAATATGCAGTAAGTGCATCTGCTTTGTAGTTGTATTTACCTTCATTTACTGATTCGTTAACTTTATTTACGTGCTGATAAATCTTTTTAGCAAATGCTGGAGAAGTTATTTTAGCTATCTGAGTTATTGTTTCTCTTGGATTAGGTTTAACAGTCTTTACACTACCTCCACCTTTCATATCAGGAAACTTACCATCCATTGAGTACCCATAATCTTTAATTGCGATAAGGTTACTACTTTTATCAAACATAAATTTGTAAGAACTTATTCTTGAACTATAAGTAATTCGTATAGTTACTTCAAATTCACCTTGTTTATTTTTTTTATCAGAACCGATAACCATTCCGAATGATTCACCAGTTTTATTATTTTTCCCTTTGATTGATGCTTCGTTTACTGATTCACCCTTTGGTACACAGTTATTAACTCTCTTACCAGTCTTAGAAGATACTTTTGTTTTAGGATTACCTACTTTGTGTGTATCCCAACATGGAGTACCATCTTCATTTACACTTGATTCGAATTGAGCAGGTACAAGAGATGTTCCCTTATCAGTAAGAACCATCATGAATGGTTTTCCATTCTTTACCAACTTACCATCTTTATGTACTTTCGAGAAATTCTTTTTAGATATTCTTACAACACCTTGTTTTTTATCATATTGGTAATCTCTACCTCTAAGAACTGCTTCATTTGTTGTTTGTATTGAACCTGTTGTTATAGTACCGTTTTGTGTTCTATTACTAAATTTAACATGTTCTTCATCTATCATAGTTCCTTCATAAATAGATTTAAGGTATTTGATGAAGTCTGTATCTTTACTCATACTCTTAAACTCTTTATCTGAAAAAACTTTCTTTACGAAATCTCTTACATCTTTAGAATCTTGTCTTATTAAATCTATTGCAGAAAACATACTTTCGTTCATGTTCTTTGTATTTTTATTTATCATTACATCCACCCTTTGTTACTCCACCACAACCACAACCACAATCTGATTTAGATTCGTTCATTCCTAAACGGTCTTTCATCTGGTCTTCTGTAATTTCTCCCATTTTATAATAACGAGAAAGAATGTGTCCCATATCTTCATATAATCCAGCCATTCTTTGGTCTAATCCTTTTGCTTCAACTGCAACTTTATCAAATTGTTTACCTAACTTATCCAACTCACTCATGTTTCTCTTAACAGTATGTTTGTCGAACCAATCATCACTTTCGTGTATAGCAAGTGTTCTCGCTGCTTCTGTAATTCCACCAAGTGTTTCACAGATTTCAATGATGTCTGATTTTCTATCAAGTGATTCTTGATATTTGTTATATGTAGAAACAATTTCTAAGAAGTGTTTTTTAACTTCTAAAGAAAGAGGTCTTTTTTCCTCACTTGATTCTTTTAATAGTTGGGTTAATTTAATCATTGTATGTATCTCCTTAAAATAATTTTTTTAGTTCAGTATCTTTGTAAGTATCAGCATAATACCACTTCTTATCTTTCATATTATATAAATATACGAATTCAGCACCATTCTTTCTATCTGCATCTTTGATATATCCTGCTACATCTTTAGAATCACCTTTTTGTGGTTGTCCACTTTTATAGTATTCAATATCCTTATCATCAAAGATTCCTCTTGCTCCACCCATCTTGATTAGTTTAAGAACATCTTTATCACTTTTCATATGTTTCTTTAAACCTGGTTTCATATTTGATGGATAACCATCATAATGAACATATGCAGAAATAATCTTACCGTTACTACCAATTACACCAACTTGAGAACGAGTTCCTTCATTGATTACAACTGATTCAGGTATCATATCTGAAATAGATGATGTAGATTCATTCTTCTCATCAAAGATTGATTGTATTTTTGCTGCTAATTTATGTGAACCGTTCATTTTCAAATCAAATGCAATTGCATCGATTGATTCTTGTCCATCCCAAGATGATTCTCCAGTTGCTGAATGAGCTATATCATCAGTACCATCACTTGAATCACCAAATGATGAACCCCATGCCGTACCTTTTTTCCATTCATCATATTCATCTGAGAACATATCTGGTTTGTTTGGGTCATCTGAAGGATTCTTAGCAAGTTCAGGATTATCTTCTAAAACTGCAATAAGAGCTCTTGATTCAGAATGAAAGTTTGCATCAGTTAAAGCTTCAACAGCTGCTTGAGACATTCTTTTTTCGTATTCTTCTTTACCTAATTTTTGTGGAGTGATTCCTAACTTCTTTGCTTTACCACTAACAACTTTGTTTACTTCAGTATTACCAGGTCTTGATTTAGATGGTTCTGATTTAGGTTCAGAAAGTATTTTTTCTATATCAGCCTTTATATCACTTAGTATACTTTGAAATTCAGCATCAGCTTCATCATCTCCAGCCGCTATCATATCATCTTCAGCATCTTCCCAATCTCCTGATAATTGTGTTAATTTATCAATTTGTTGTTTTGATAACTTTGATTTATTTTTATCAATTAAATCATCGAATTCATCAATTTCCATATCTTCTATAGCTTCTATATCAAATTTAGATGGTTCTGATGATTTTACTTTTTTATCTTTCTTAGGTGTAGGTGTTTCTTTATCCGATGGCTTATCAAAGATATTCACTTTAGGAGTATCTTTACCAGCAGGAGGAGAATCACCCCCCTTCACTGCTTTTTTCTTATCGTGAGTTCCTGCTTTAATGGCAGAATCTCTACCGTCTTTTGTTTTAAATACTGATACCTTACCACTATCTTTATTGATTGCAGTAAATGATTCAGCTTCTTGTAATGCTTTTTTTGCTTGATATGCGTTTCTTACACTATCTAATGTAGGTAGTGCATCACCAACTTGTCTGTTTTCAAAACCTGGTGAGGATTCGTTTAGTAAATTTGTAAGTTTTATTCTTTTCATGATACTATTTTCTTTTTGTATTTCCTTCAACGATAACTTTTTTACTTGTATATCTATCAAGTTTACCATCTTTAGTAAGTTTTACATCATAGTTAGTTTTACGAATATCGTTATGACCTCCTTTATATGGAGTATCACCAACAGCTTTTTCGTGTTTACCTAATTCTATTTTGTTATCTCTAAGATAATCTTGAATACTAAATGCCATTTTCTTTTAATTTAATTCTGTTATAATTTCTCTCATCAAATCTTGTGATTTACACCATTCATTACAAACTACTGTTTGTTCTTGAAGTTGTTTATTCACAGATTCGTTCATAGGTGTCATAAATGCACCATGAGTAGATGGATTGGAAACAAAATCCCAGCCGATTAATTCAAAGTCATCTCCTACTTTTACTTTTCCTTCACCTATATTGACTACTGAACCCATACCTCTTGATGATATTCCAAGAAGGATTCCTGCCTTTAATAATTCTTTTAGTATATTTCCACTTGGAGTTGGTAATATCTCAACAGTACCCACTAAATCATCATTATCCCAATGAATCTCTCTTACGTTATGAGAAACATTCTTTAAATTGATTACAGATGAATCTGGATGGTCTAATTCACCAAGAGCTCTACGTTCTTTAATAAGAACCTCGTACTTCTTAGCTTCTCTTTCCAATATTTGTCTTGGATACACCCTACCGTTTTGATTCTCTGCGCCTGCTCTTTGTAAAATACCCTTAACGATAGTTCTTCCACTATCATCTTCGTTAACTCTACCTTCGAACAGTCTTGTTTCTATTAATAAATTATTCATTATGCTCCCCAACTTTTACGTTTTTTAAATAAATCAAAAAATATTGCTGAAACTTCTGTACGAATTATTTTTCTGATTTCATCCTCATCGGATTCAGATAATGATTCGTTGATGTTCCCCAACTTAATGTTGGCGATTTCTTCATCAATTATTTCCAACAGTTCTCTTTTGGTCATTATATTAATGTTATCCTATTTTCTTTAAATAGTTAGTTTGTGTTGCAATCCAATCGTTTCCTTTCAATCCAGCCATTTTTGCAGCTTTCTTAATTGCTTCAACAGTATTTCTTGCTTTTACTTTATACTTATTCTTTTTGGATAATTTAACACCATTAAGATTCATATCAGCAAAACTCATTTCCCAAGTTGCAAATCCTTCATTAATTACAGATTCTTTAACTTCTTCTTTTTCATCATCAGTAGATTCATCCTTACCATCTTTTTTAGCTAACATTTTTGCAAATGCTGCTTTTTGTGCTGGTGATTGAGCTTCATCTAATTCTGTTTCTGATATTTCGTTCTTTTTACCTTTACCATCCCAAGTTTTTTCAATCTTGTTAAAGAATGCCTTTTTTTCATCTTCAGACATTTTAGGTATAGAACCTCCAGCTTTTTCTAAAGCTTTTTTGAAAAACTCTTGATATTCGGATTCTTCTATCATAGTTTCTTTAACTATGGTTTTTAGTGCTTCTCTTGTTATTTTCATTTTTCTATCTCCTGTATTGTTCGGGCTATGTTTATCAGTCGCTCCTTTATCTTATAAATATGTTTATTTGTTCGTTTCCAATACTGATTGGAATCTAACTCATTCATTGTCTTAATCTTACTATACCAATTAAAGAATTTCTGAGTTTCTTCTAATTGATATTTAAGTTCTTTTAAACCCATTGCCATCTTCTTATGAGGATGTTTGGTTTCATCGTTTTTTATTGCTAACCAACGATTTACTGGTCTTTTAGATTTAGCTTCATTTAGTTCTTCATCCACTTTACCAACTAATTTCATTCCAAGTGCAGTAGCAATCTTTTTCTTACGCTTCTTATCTTTAGAACCACCATCAGAAAAAGCATTGGGTGTACTGTAACCTGCTATATTACCAGATACAGTTGCTTCATCCAATTCAGTTTCTACTTCTTGAATTAATTCTTCGATAACTTTATTAAAATTATTGCCCATTTACTAGTTTAATCTCTTTAATAAGTTCATAGGATAGCATTAAAGAAGAAACTTGTTCATCTGTAATTTTCTTTCCAAGTTTTTGCTTTTTCAAAACGTTAATAGTTTCTCTAAGTTTTATTTTAGTGATTTTATCTTTCATCGATTTATACATCGAATGTAATTCTGTAATGGTTTGTATTAATTGTCCTTCAAAGTACTCACCAAATTTAGATGTATTGGATACGTTATTAATGTATTCTCTCAATAATCCCTTTTGTTCAGAATTTAAATTAGTATATTTTTTGTTAAAAGATTCAGTTAAGATTTTAAAAGTAAGTAATCTTAAATCTTTTTCTTGTTTTTTATAATCTTCTACTAATTTATCTTCTTTTACTTTTAATGTAGTACTGGTACTTGAAATATGTTCTACTAAAGTAAGTTTTGAATCAAATACATCCTTTACATCAGTAACATTTATTGCCTTTGCTTCGAACAATTTATGAATAGATGCTAATATTTTGTAATTAGTAACAGGAGATGACATGAAGTTATCAATATCTAATGTTTCCTTAATTGATTTAACAAGGTTATACTTTTCTCTTTTAAGTTTACTATAATCTAATCGTGTGTGTGCTTCTAATATTGCATCTATATACTTCTCAGCTTTTGTCTCTGAATTGTATTTTTCATTAATTAGTAAATTAAATAGTCTTAATTCTTTTGCAAGTTCAGTCTTTCCTGCAAAGAATTCTTTAATGATTTCCTTCGATTTCTCTTCAGAGCCATTCAACACCTCAAGTGTTATTTGCTTTGTAAGTAGTTCGAATAAAAACCCAGTGTTTTTAAATTTAGAGTGTCTTATTTTTTTCATTTCAAATTTTTCCAATTATGATATGGTCAATTTATACTATTATAAATATAAAAATATAAATTATAAATTAATTTTCCGTATCTTCAAGGATATTATCCTCATTTAACATATCAGTATCTTCGTTTAAATACTTTCTTTTTGATGATATTCCGTTAATGTAACCCAACGCTCTATCTTCAGAGGTTCTAGACCTTTTCGAGGTTCTTTCTTTATCACCAAGCGGGTCTCTTCCTAATGGATGTTTATCTTTTTTATAAGTACCACCTTCTCGTGGTCTCCCACCTTTATTCTTAATCTCTTGTTTTATTTTTTCAATTGATTCTTCGATATCATCTGGTTCTTCTTCTTGTTTAGCTGGATCTGAACCTTCATCTTCAATAGAACGGAATCTGAATCTATCTGCCAAATCATCTAACATACGAACTCTCTGTACATCTTGTTCACCACCACTTAATTTGAATATATTCTCATATACCCATTCCTTGGATAACATATTCAATCCTTGTATATCTTGAGCCAACCTTACCTTCTCACTCCACAAATTTACTTTTTCTTGTTCGTATATTGTAGATGGATTAACTAATGATAGATTAAAGTTAGTCATTTCGGAATCTTGAATTCCTTGTGAATATAAGTGAACTATTGCAATTTTAGATAATTCTGAAACTACTGTTCTCTGTATTCTTTCGATTGTTCTGGCGAATCTAACATCTTCGGCTGCTAATGTTGCTTTACCATTAACATTTTCTTCATATCCTAAATATGCTCTTGGAACTTTCAATGCCGCAAACATTTTGTTTTTTAAGTAATCTATATCTTCAATAGATGCATATTCCATACCTGCAAGATTATCAATACTTGTTCCACTATCACCACCACGAACAGGAAGATAGAAATCTTCTGTTAGATTTTGCATATTATACTTCAAGTTATAATCACCTGTGTTTCTATCAACAAAAGGAACTTTCTTCATCTTGTTCATAATTCTTTGCATGTAGTTATCAACTTCGGTTGGAGGAATGTTACCAATATCGATTTTGAAAACTCTCTTTTCAGGTGCTCTCATGATTCTGTGAATCAACATTGCATCTTCCATAAGAGATAATTGTTTCCACAATCTCCTAGCATTTTCAATCATTGATTTACCATATGGTAACCAGTTTGTATCTGCTAATAATCTAAAATGTGCAATTTCAAAGTTTTCATACTCTTCTTTACCATTCGGGTCTTCAGTTATTTTAAACTTAACTGAGTTTGGATTGGTTGGGTCTGTTCTTTCTAATCGTTCTGTATTATAAACAGAGTGAGGAGTAACGTTTACGATACCCTTTCCTTCTGCAACTTCTAAACCTAAGAAGAAATCACCATACTTACACATATTTCTTACCCATGGCCATAAGTTGAATTCAACATTAAGAATATCATAGAATAAGTTATTTAAAATATCTTGTACCTTTTCGTTATCAGAGTGAATTAACATTACATCACCAAATTCATTCTTTAGTGTTGATTCATCTGCATAGATATCTAATGCCGAAGCTAATATCGGGTCATTATCCATTGCATCGTAGTCTCTAAAAACTTCTCTACGAACTTGTTGGTATGCCATTGATTGTGCACCACCTGCTTGTTCAAAGAAAGATTTTTGTATCTTCGTGTACCTATCTCTTAAAGAAGATAGATTTGTTTGTTGTCTTTCATCGCCATCAAAAACTTTTCTCCTACCTTTATCGTCAACCGTTACGATTGCCTTGGTACGAAAGAGTTTTGTTAAACGTCCGAAAAATGAAGTATCTGCCATTTGTATTTATTTTTTAATTTATAACCTTTATTATTACCATTTTCTACAAGACCAGTATCTTGCTTTGTGTTTTGGTCCTGGTGAATCACAGTTGTGTCTTGCTCTGAAAGCTTTTCTTGCATCTGGATTATTCTTTCTAATCGACATTGTTTTTTCTCCCGATTTCTTTGCGGAACTACCACCATGTCCAAAGTTCACCTTTACTACATTACCTTTGGGGTTATTAACATATACTTTAAACTTTTTAACATCACCTTGCATTGGTTTACCCAACTTTACAGTCCTACCTTGATATTCGGCTTCGTTTATGTCAGATTTATATTCTTTCATAAATTTAGTAAATTCCTGTATATCTTGATAGTTCTCTACTGTGTATTCCTCACAGTATTCTTGACTTTCTACTAATAAATTATATAATGATATCATACTTATTTCGTTCTATACTATAAATATAGATTTATTTAATTAACCATGTTAGGTCTTCATTTTGATCACCTACCTTCATTTTCCATGGATTTTCATCCATAGAATCGTTTCCTCCAAATCCACTAGCCATTCCATCAGTAGATTGTCCTATCCCACCCAATGCTTGTTTAGTTAAATCCACTCCCTCTTGTCTTAATCGAAGTGCAGTATCTCTAACCCACAATCCAATTGATAATGACATTGTTAAATCATCATTATATCCTCTCATTGCTTCTGCTCTATTACCATTCCATATGAATGTGAATAATTCATCTATCAATCTAGTAGAACGTATAGTTACTGATTTTTCTCTGATGTATTGTTCCAATTTGGAAATAATTAAAGGTCTAGTTTTAGATGTTGTAGAAAAACCAGGCACCATTCCACGTTCTTCTGCTCTATATTTATTATGTAATTGATTTTCTACATCTACATATTTTAAATCCTTACTCATATAGAATAAGTTCTGATATCCTCTATCAATTACTTGTTGAATTACTGCCCAACCAATGTTTGCGTTTTCAATTACTAATAATGCTTGATTATATTCGGTTGCAAGTGATACTAAGAAGTTTCCGAAATCTTTTGTATCCAACTTACCTTTGTATTCAGCAACTTGTGTTGATGATTCAATATCAATAACATGACATGCTGAGAAATCTCCTCCATCACCACGGGCAACATCGGCAACTACCATATAAGATTTCTGATAGTTTGGATATTCCCACTTCCACAAGTTTCCATCAAATCCAGTCTTTTCAATTGGTTCTTGGCAATATGTTTCTTTGTAGAACATTAAAAGTTGGGGGTCTATTACAGTATCACCAGAACTTACAAAATCACAATCACATTCTTGTGCTGCTCCTTTTGGTCCTAATAGAACCTCTTGCTCATCTCTCCAAGTTTGGTCTCTTTCAGGGTGAACAGTCCAATGTAAACGAATTGTGTTAAATGTATTTGTTTCATCTTCTCCACCTACCCAAGTTTTATGGAAAAAGTTTCCAACTCCATTTGGAGTAGAAAGAATAATTGCATTACCACCGGTAGATAGTGTAGATTGTGCAGATACCCATATATCTTCAATTTTATCAATAAACGCAGCTTCATCAAATACCAATAGTGATAGTGCTTCAGAACGTCCTGCATCACCAGCAGCTGAAGTTGCTTTAATCTGTGAACCATTTGAGTATCTTAAAGATAGTTTGTTATCCTCTACTGTTGTTTGTTTTAACCATGATGGTAAGTATTGATTCATTACTCGAACCTTCGTTACAAGGTTCTTTGCAACCTCTTGTTTGGTTGCAATTACTAATACATTAAAATCTTGGTTGAATAACATCTTCCAAAGTGAAAATCCAGCAGTTAAGGTTGAGATACCCGTCTGTCGAGATTTAAGAATGATGTTGTATCTATGTTCTCCGAATTGGTCTAATGTTCTTTCTTGGAAAGGATATAAATGAAAAGGTATCTTACCACGTACAGGATGTTGAATCATACAATACTTCTTCATGAAGTATATAGGGTCTGATGCACATTTCTGATATTCAAGTTTTATTATATCCTTGAGTGATTGTTTAGCCATTGTTATTTTTTCTTCTTAAATGAAATTTTCCAATACATAGTACCACCAATGTAAGGTTGTAAAGTACTGTTTACATTTAATGCACCAATATCCAATCCCCACATCTTATCTTGTTTATCTTTATATAAAATACTAAACTTTGCATTGTTTATAAAGTTAGTTTTGTCAAATCCAGCACCAACACCATAATAGAATACTCGTTTAGGCAATTCCTTTACTACTTTTGTGTTATATATTGTAGGAACTTGAAAATTCCATTTAATACTTCTAGTAATTATTTCATTTTGAGAAATCTCATCAGTAACAATTCCAAATCCTAATGTTGGATTGGGTTTTGTTCCAATTGAATCGATTACAATTTCAGGAGCAAATTCGTAATCTAATTTTAAAGTATCTTTTACTATATATGTTGAATAGTAAGCTTCTATTATTTTAAGAGAATCTACATCTGCTGGTATCTCTACTATTTTTTCAACTACTCTATCTATGTACTTAGGTACATATTTTTTTACTTCTACTATCTTATCTATAAAAACAGTATCTATTTTTTGTGAAAGTAGTTCATAATCTTTTCCATCTACTTTTACTAAATCTTTTGGTGGTACAATATCACCACTACAAGCTCTCATTAATAAGATAATTCCTATTAATCCAATTATTAATACTTCTTTAAAGTATTTTTGTAAAATTTTAAAGATAATGTTCATAATTTTTTTCCCTTAATTCCTCAAAAGCATTTATTCGGTTTGCTTCAAGTTCTTCCATTTCTTTAGTGCCAAAATCAATCATTTCTTGTATCTCTGATTTTACTTCATCTATTGATTTTGGTAACTTCCACTTCTCAACCGTTCCATCTTCATTAACATATTCATACTCTTCCTTAACTTCACTAAGAGAATGGTTTAGTTCTTCTAATTTAGTTTTACCATATACAATCATCTTAGTCCAAATCTTATAATTCTGATAAGGAACAAATATGTTCTCTACTCTAAGAATAGTTTCTTTTTCAGCAGTACACGTCATACAAAATCCTCCATTTTGGATAAATCTTATATCGTTATCTGTTTTCTTTATAGTTTTACATGTAGCATTCTTACAATTATTCTTTTCTGCAAGATATTCTCGTATTTTTTGGAACGCTTCGTGGTTTTTACCTGTTTTTACGGTATAACCTTCTTTCTTTTCGAATTTATGATTGGTATCCTCCCAAACATCACCCACGTTGTGGACATCATCTGCCTTATCATAACCAACAGTAGTATTTTTATCATACTCACCTGTTTGAACCATATCCATCAACTTTCTACGAGTTGGATGCATATATTTTTTTTTGAATTCTTTACTCATTATTACACATTAGGTTATACTTGTTGTACTTGTTGTATATAAATATATAAAAATGAAGAAACCGATAATTTTAGAAGAAAATACCGAGTATCTGATTTACAGATGCAAACGTTCCTGTTAACTTAAAAGTGTTGCCACCATAAACAAATACAATTCCCTCATTTGGTACAATTTTCTTAGAACCACCAATAGATTGTAATCTACCAAGTTCTAATTTAAGTTTTTCAATCTTTTTTGGGTCACCTGATTTCTTAACATCTTTAATTGTCTTATCAATTCGTTTTTTCATATCACGAACTGCTTTATCAGGGTTTACAGTTAGTGCAGATGAGGTAAATTCTAATACTTCTGCTCCTAAACCTAAGAATATCTGTTCGAACTTCATTAAGTTGATTTTACCAATCTTCTTTTGGTCTTCTTTATCTGTTTTCTTAGCCCACTCTAATGTTTTTTCATCACTAAAGTTCTTTTTATCTAATCTAAATCCTTTTTCCATGAATGCCCATCTCTTAACTAACCCCATTTTAGTTTTGTTATCAAGTGATGTAGGTGAATTCTTATCTACCCATTGTTCCCACCATGCTTGGTGATAGTTTGCAACACCATCGGTATCCTTTAAACTAAATTCTTTCTGTAATTTGGATATTTGTGATGAATACTTAGATTTACTCTTGCTTAAGTTCTGTGATTTAGGTAATTTTATTACAGGTGGTCCTTGAATTGTATAATTGTCTTGTACATCCTTATTAACTTGCTTAATCATACCAGCTAATACTCTTGCAGCATCTCCATTCTCACCAATAGCAATTCCATCCATATTAAATTCCATAGTTCCATGAAATACCAATAATGCCTGTCCATAAGGAATAACATTAACTGATGTTGGATAGATTACTTCAAGATTCATGAAACATGCACCTTGTTTGAATACTTTATCTCTTTGTTTTTCAGATAATGATTTAATAGAATCTGAAAGGTCTTTCATTGCGAAGTTATAAGCCTTTTCTAATTCACCTCTACCAGCAAATTTATCAGCAACTGCTTTAATATCCAAAGCATTCTCACCTTTGTTCTTTAAGTGTCCTTTATTTCTTGCTGCTACTAATCTTCCATCTCTCCATGAAATAGCTAGTGCTTGACCATCTGTTTTTTCTCTTGTGAACTCTAATGTACCTTCTAGTGCACGATTTACGATATCTTTAAGTTGTCCAAAAGTTAAATTGATATCAGTATCAAATGGATGAGACATATGTCCATACGCACCACCTTCTGTAAGTAATTTAGATTCGTTTATGTTTTCTTTGATTAGTTGTTGTGGTGTTTTAGTGTTTGGTAAAAACATTTCAACTAACTTATTATCAATATCACTTATTAACTGTTCTATACTATCCATATTTTCGTTTTCTTTAGATTCACCCATTCTTTGTAATCCTGCAGGTGGAGGTGTTAGTGGGTCATATCCAAAACATCTATTTCTATAATCTTGTTCTGATTCGTTTGGTAGTTGTTTACATTGTTCTTCCAACCCACCTTTATCGTGTTTAGAGAATTTACCTAATTTATCAAATGCTCTGAATGCTTTTACTTTAGCTACCTTCTTGGGTGTCATTACAGATAGTTGTTTGTATCTCATGTGGTTTTTAACAATGTAAAATACATTTGCAGTATTACCACCAACATCATCTATAAACTTTTTATACTTCTTTACTAATGAAGCAGATACTTTCTCATGTCCAAAGTGTGTGATGTGTCCTTTCTTTGGGTGAATACCCGCAGTTTCATCTTTTCCTATATCATGGAACATTGCTGCTATTGCAATATCAATATCATCTTCTTTGATTGAACGATTCACAACCATAATAGTATGTTTAAGAACATTACCCTCTGGATGTTTATCCAATCTTTGACCAAAGTTCTTTAGATTGTAAACTCTCTTTTGTAAATCAGAAGGCATCTTTTTGAATAAGGATTTAAAATCTTTTATTCCTAGTTCTTTTAATCCTTCTTTTAAGTTAGATATTTTATTATTCTTCTTATAGGATTTTTTATCAAATACCAAGTTATCTTTAACCATCATTATCATTAATGCTCTACCGAACTTTAACTTATCTTTAATGTGAGTAAATTCTTTATTATCTTTTCTAGCCCACTTATACCATAATGCGGATAGAGTTAAAAACATCCTACCACTATTATCTTTGTTCTTTAATAATTCCTTTTTAAACATACTTCTATTTTTGTATGCATATTTTTTAAAATTTAAATATACAAACTCATTAGGAGTATCCATAGGAATTGGTTTACCTTCTTTAACTGGTTTTGCCTTTAAAAATGCTTGGTCTAAAATATCTTCATTCCTTTTTTCAAATTTTTCAACTTCTTTTGCACGTAATGCTGGTAAAAATCTAAATTTAGCTCTTTTGATTATTCTACCTTTTTTTCTTACTACGTTTTTATGAACTACTTGGGTTTGTGCAATAGATAAATCAGCTTTCTTAATACCAGGATATAATTCTTCCGAGAATTCAGCATAAACTTGTCTGTATGCCATTTTGTAAGCAATCTTCTTAAGTTTAGATAAAGGCTTTCTACGTTTCATTGTACGAGCTCTTTTTCTAGCAATTTCTTTACCTTTTCCAGCCATAGAAGCTTTTCTTCTTAACCTATCTGCCGGTCTCATCTTACCTTTTTCATCAAGTCCAACTTCTTCATTTAAGAAATTTTCTCTTTCTTTGTTTTTTATCCACAATCCAATTTCTGCACCTTTGATATCAGATGGTACATCGTTTCCACCAACTGATAATTTAAAACTTACAAACTGCTTCATATCCTTTCCAATCAATTTACCAAAATCTACTATTTGGTTATCGGAAAGTGAAGTTCTTTTTTGTAGTTTTTTATAAGCACCAACTTCATCTGCTTTAAAATATTGTAATGATACTAAAAATACAATATCATTCTTTTCATCATTTGTATATGATAACTTATTTAATATTTTTCCTAATAATGCAGGAGAATTCTTTTTTAGAAGTACTGATAAGAATACAATATAATCAGTAGTTTTAATATATGGTTTATTTATTTTAAGATTTGGTAAAATTTGAGAAGTGAATCCAATTTTATCACATAACTCCATATACTTCTTTGTATCCTTTGATGTTTTAAGTGATTTTACAAATTCATCTCTAATTCTTTCAGCTGGAAGTGATTTAAGTGATGGGTCTTTTTGTAACGCATCCAATAACTCCTTATCTAAACTACCACCCATTCTTGATTGAAATCTTAAGGCTCTTAATTTTCTTAATGGGTCTTCATCAAATCTCTCAACAGCATTTCCAACTGTTCTAATGTTTTTCTTTTTAAGGTCTGCAATTCCACCAACTAAATCAACTATTTCTTTTCTTTCAATATCATAGAATAAAGCATTTATAGTTAAATCTCTTCGTTTTACATCTCCTTCAATATCTGTGTATTCTACTGAATCGGGTCTTCTACCCTTTCCAATATCTTTTCTGAATGTTGCAACTTCATGACCACCAACGATTACAATTCCCAATCCCATTCCAGTACCTACGTCTTGAGATGTTTTGAAACCACCATCTTTACCAATCTTCATTGTTTCTTCTGGCTTAGCATCAGTTGCTAAATCGAAATCTTTTGGGGATTTACCTAAAATAGCATCTCTAACTGCTCCACCTACTATGTAAAGTTTTTTACCGTTTTTTTTAAATTGTTTTTGTAGTTTAACAATATCCGATGGTACTTTTAGTTTAAAATTTTTAGATTCATTTAAACCCATCTTCTCTTGCCATGATTCAAATGCATCGAAATCATATTCTTGTTGTTGGGAATCCCATCCACATGAATGACATAAATACTTTTCACTATCATTAGCTTCGATTTCCCATTGATGATTGCATTTTTCACACTTAACTTCTGTACCAGCAAGTTCTACAATAAATTCTTCGAATACATTTGGGGCTTTTTGGCCATATCTAAAAGTAACTACCTTTTTACCATTTATGGTTGGTAACCCATGTTCATCTTTACCGATAGTTTTAACAACTACTTTTTTGTTTTTGAATTTACCCATTAATAAGGTATCTCCAATTTCAACTGGTAATTTAATTACTTCTTTTAATGAATTTTCAAATTCTTCTTGTGATTTCTTATCACCACTCTGAGAATCTAGTGATTGGTCTTTAGTATCTTTAGTTGTATCTAATCCTTTTACTATTGAATACCCTACTAAAGATGCTTTTCTTGTTACGTGTTTGAACCATTTAGAATATGCATCACTTGAATAGATATCTACTTGGTTAGTTGCAGTTTGTGCACCAAGTACACCTGCTGGGAATGGAGTTACT